CACGGGCAGGCGTTCTCATTTGCGGAGGTCGAAAAGTACATGAACCTCGAATACCGAAAGCCGGACGGCACAGTGTTTATGGTCGACCTTGTCCTCGTGGACTCTGGCGACCAGACGGACGAGGTTTACGAGTTCTGTGCAATCAACTCGGAATGGGCACTCCCATGTAAAGGCGTGGGTTCTCAACTTTCCCACTACAGACTGTCGACAGTCAATAAGACCGGGTCTCGTGCCTACGGCATGAACCTCGTCCTCGTTGACGGCGGTAAGTATAAGGATATGATTGCAAGCCGTATGCGTAAGCCAAACGGCAAAGGCTCGTGGATGGTCTACCGAGGCTGTGATGAGGAATACGCACAGCAGGTAACGGCCGAGCATAAGGTCAGCGTTAAGAACGGAAAAGGGCAGCAGTCCCTCGTTTGGCAACCCAAGACCGAAGGTGCAGACAACCACTACCTTGACTGTGAGGTCTACTGTATGGCGGCCGCTGACATCAAGGGCGTCAGAAACCTATTCCTTCAGAATGTGGTCGAAGAGCCGAAGAAGCCAGAGCCAAAAAAAGAGGCCCCTACGCCAGAGGAGAACTGGATAAGGGCCAACGATTCATGGCTGTAAAGGAGGTATGAGAATGGCCGAGAATAAAAGTTTCGCAGAGATGACCAAAGAGGAGCAAGTCAAAGAGGTCAACAATGCCATCTATGCCGTGCTTGCCGGAGGGCAGTCCTACAGCATCGGCAGCCGAAGCCTTACTCGTGCCGACCTCTCGCTTCTGAAATCGATGCGAGAAGAGTTGGAGGCTGAAATCACGAGAGACGATTCCTCTCATCTCCTCGATAACACCTTCGTGGCTATGTTCACAGGAAGATAAGGAGGTATCGAGATGAACTTCATTGACAGGCTCATCCTTCTGTTTTCTCCGCAGAGAGCGTATGAGCGAGAAGCGTGGCGGCAGAGTTATGAAGAACTCCGCTACTACGATGCCGGCCCCGGTGGTCGGCTGAATGCACAGTGGCGAACGAACAACGCAGCGGCCGAGGTCACCGACCGATTCAGCCGTGATACCGTTCGAGCGAGAGCCAGAGACCTTGAGAGGAACTCCGACATCGCCCAGTCCGTCATTCGTGCTTATCGGAGAAATGTGGTCGGCAAAGGGTACACCCTGCAGGCTATGTCCCCAGACGAGAAGCTGAACGACAGGATTGAGAAGTACTGGAAACTCTGGTGCAAAGCGGAACACTGCGATGTTACTGGAACGCAGTCCTTCAACCAGATTCTGCGTATGGCGGTCACTCGCAAGCGTGTGGACGGCGGCATGATTATCCTCAAGAGGTATGTTCGCAACGGCGAAATCGTCCCCTTCAAACTTCAGTGCTTGGATGTGGACGAACTCGATGGGACTATCGCCGCACCGAAGTATAAGGGCGATACCGTTGTCAGCGGTATTGAGTATGACCAGTTCCATAAGCCAGTCGGATACTACTTCCGACAGTACGATGTAGAGGGAAACCAGACAACGGATTCCATCTTCGTCCCGGCGAAGGATGTCATCTTCTACTTCACCAAGTCTCGCCCCTCTCAAATCCGAGAGATAAGCGATATGAGTGCGACCATCACTCGCATTCGAGATGTAAACGAGTTCGTGACGGCTGTCTCCGTGAAGGAACGCATCGCCGCCTGCCTGTCCGTGTTCATTAAGAAGAGCATCCCGACAGGCGGTCTTGGCAGAAGCGGCTCCGCATCCTCGGACGGTCGTGTGGACTACGCAGGCAAGACGCTCACCCCCGGCATGATTAAGGAAATGAATGCAGGCGATGAAATACAGGTGGTCAACCCTTCGGGCAACAGTGCCGAAGCGACCTCCTTCCTCAAACTGCAGTACGGCCTTATCGGTGCAGGTCAAGGCTTGTCCTATGAGACGGCAAGCCGAGACATGAGCCAGACCAACTATTCCTCGGCTCGTCAGAGCGCCATCGAGGACGAGGTCACCTTCGCAGAAGAGGTCGAACTCCTGCGTGAGCGCGTGATGACGGAGGTCTACGAGACCTTCATTATTTCTGGTTACCTGTCCGGGTTATTCAATATGCCCGGATTTTGGGATAACAAATATGACTACCTTCAGCACGAATGGGTCGCTTCTCCGAAAAAGTGGATTGACCCCCAGAAGGAAAGCAGTGCCAACCAACTCGCACTGAAGAGTGGTCAAAAGACCTTTAAGCAGATAGCAGCCGAGAACGGTCGAGACTGGCGCGACCAGTTGGATGATATTGCCGAGGTCATCGAATACGCCCACACCTTGGGCATTGAGATTGGAGGTGGAGAAATTGGAGAGTACAAGCAGAAAGAAAACCCAGAACCCACAGACCCCATCGCTGATGAAGGAGATGGCACAGAGCCTTCAGAGGGCGGCGAAGGGGACGAGTCCGAAGAAAGCGGAGGCGGAGGAGATGAATAAGAACCTCGGCGAACGCTCCTTCGGGAAAGCATCCATCCGAGCCTTGGAGGGCGAGGGCAACGAGCGAAAGTTCGAACTCTCGTTCAGTTCTGAAGAGCCGTATGTCAGATGGTTTGGCCCAGAGATTTTGAGCCACGCCGATGACGCAGTCGACCTCACCAGACTGAACGAAATCGGAGTGTTGCTGTTTAACCACGACACCGACTATGTTCTCGGTCGCATTGACCGTGCTTGGATTGAAAACAAGCGTGGCAAGGCGGAGGTAACATTTGACGATGACGAGGCAGCAGACCTCATCTATCAGAAGGTGAAGTCCGGCACTCTGAAGGGCGTGTCCGTTCGCTATTCCGTGGACGCTTGGGAAGAGGTCGCCCCCGGCAAGACCTCGACCGATGGGTTGTTCACTGGCCCCTGCGACATCGCTCGTAAATGGACTCCGCTTGAAATCTCTGTCGTGTCAGTTCCTGCAGACGCCACGGTCGGTGTCGGTCGGAGCCGCAGTGACAAAGGCAAGCCGAAACCGCAGAGCCTCGGCGCATTTGAGGCACAAATCAAAGCAAACAAAAATTATCTTTAAGGAGGATAACACTATATGAACATTGAGCAGATGATTGCTCGTCAGAGCGAAATCACTTCTCTGGCTCGTTCCGAGAACCGTGATTTGACCCCCGATGAGACCCGTGAGTTCAACGAACTCCAGACCAAAATCGATGCCGCCAAGAAGGACGGCGAGAAGAGCAAGGAAGGCAATGACGAGGCCGTTCGCACTGCCGTAACCAACGAGAGACAGCGCCAGTCTGAAATCTCCGCACTGTGTCGCAACTTTGGGATTGACCCTCAGTCCTACCTCGACAGCGACACTTCCGTGGATGACTGCCGCAAGGCTGTTCTGGAGGAACTCCAGAAGAGAAACGCTCCCATCAACGCAGGCGGTGTCCGTGTAATGGAATCCGGCGAGGACAAGTTCCGTGCCGCTGCCGTTGACGGCATCCGTATGCGTATGGGTTATGAACCCGAAAAGCCTGCTGAAGGTGCTGAAGAGTTCCGCAGCATGAGCCTCCGTGACATCGCCATCGAGTGCCTGTCCCGTGACGGCGAGAAGACTTCCTCTCTGCTCCGCATGAGCAAGGACGACCTCTACGCCAGACTCTGCCGTGACTTCTTCAACCCCACTGCAGCGTTCCCTGCCATCCTCGATGCCACCATCAAGAAGACCATCGTGGAGGAATACCAGAAAGTTCCCACCACCTTCCAGGCCTGGACTCGCAAGGGCAGCGTGACCGACTTCAAGGCCACTCCCGACCACTCCTATGTCCTCGGCGGTGTTGGAGACTTCGAACTCGTGCCGGAAAACGGCGAGTTGAAGAACAGCACTCCTTCTACTCATCTCCTGCCCCAGCGTAAGATTGACACTTACGGCAAGCAGTTCAGTATGAGCAGACAGGCGTTCATCAACGATGACATCGGATTCCTCGCCGAAGTGCCTGCCGCCTACACTCGTGCGGCCAAGCGTACCATCGACAAGGCTGTCTACAAAAGCCTGTGCAGCAACCCTGCCATCTATGACGGTGCAGCCCACCACAGCGATGGCCACAAGAACCACACCGGCACGGGTGCGGCTCCTTCCCAGACTTCCATCCAGGAAATCATCCTCAAGGCGCAGGGCCAGACCGACCCGTTCGGTGACCCCATCTATGAAGTTCCCAAGTACCTCATCGTGCCTATGGGTTACGAGTTCGTGCTTGCGACCATCTTCAAGAGCGCACAGGTTGTCGGCTCTGCCAACAACGACATCAACCCCCTCTACAACTATCCTCTGCAGGTCATCCAGTCTCCTTGGATTAACACTCTCTCTGGCGAGGGTGCGAAGCCGTGGTTCATGGTTGCCGACCCTGCTACTTCCAAGAGCATTCAGGTCGACTACCTCAACGGTCAGGAGACTCCTACCTTCCGCAGAAGCGAGGTCGCAGGTCAGCTCGGCTTCGTCTGGGATATCTGGCTCGACTGGGGTATCACCGCTGTCGACTACAGAGGCATCTACAAGAACCCCGGCGTGGTTTAAGAACTGCGCCGCATAACTAATAAGGAGGTTAAT